ATCTTGTTCACCTTGCGGCATTGCCGCGTTGATTTGCTCTTGCGCCCCTCCGATGATTTCATTGGTGGTTGCGCCTGTTTCGATGTTGGATACACCTGAGTATAGACCAATACCTTTCTGCCCTGCCACTTTTGGAGCAGGGATATTTTCAAGATCGTTCTCTTTGGTGATCCTTGCAACTTCCTGATTCACCTGAGTAAGTGCTTGATTTACATCGAATCCTTGCGGAACGATAGCAGACATTCGACCTGCCCCACGCCTGAATACCGGCACCCCCTGAAACGCTGATTCATAGGCGGCAGCAATCTGCTTCAGCACTGCATCAGCACGAACATTCGCACCGAGGGCTTTATTCATCCCACCCAGGTTAAACAGATCCGACTCGACATAGACTGACGGTTCAGCGACTTTGGCACGGTCAAGAGCAGGAAGAAGCTCAGTATCGGTGTACAGACCGGTCAGCGGATCAGTGTCTGGCTCAGGTGCTACAGCAGCTGCTTGTTCAGGTGTCAACCCTCGCATCTGCACCTGGGCTTCATGATGCTCTGCCCACGCTTGCGCAGGGTCGATAGCAGCAGCAGTCGGCACAGCAACCTGCTCCATCGCCCCCTTCTCAGCCTCAAGTCGTGCACGCTCACCAGTAACAGGACCTTCAATAGTCAGACCGGCATCCTGGTACACCTGAGCAACAGTCTTACCCTGGCGACGAGCTTGAGCAGTTGCCCAAGCCGGTACAACTTGCGCCATGATAGATGCATTTGCAGGACTTACTGCACCAGTGTCAATCAGCTGACTGCGAACCTGTTCATAGATATCCTGGGCTTCGACATACTCGCTGGCGTTCTCTTGAGCTTCTGTCATCAGGGTTTGAATGTAAGTTTCAGTCTCTTGACGGTCTTGTTCCTGACGGAACGGTGAAGTGCTTTGCTCACTCATCGTCATGCTTTCGCGCAGGTTGTCGAAGTGCTCAGTACCTGCAATGTCAGCAGCAAAGTCTGCCACCGGTATCTGCACATCAGTACCAAGGGTGGCGGCTTCATTCCTTTGATCGTTCAGCAGCTTCAATGCCGGATCTGACTCAATCTGCTCAGGGGTCTTATCTTGAAGATACAGCGCTACCTGTGAACTATCGATGAATACATGAGTGTTGTTGTCACCATCAGATTGCTCCACGAACTGACGAAATGACTCCTTGTCACGACCTCTCAACTTTGCCCTTGAAGAAAGATTGTTGAGAGAATCAATCCGCTCCTGCTCGACATTACTGACAGCATCAGATGATTGTTCCCTGACTGCATCAATCTTGCTTTTTGCTTTCCTGTACCCACCGGCTACCATGAAGCCCACGGTGGTAAGCAGTGAGCCAACCGTGAACCCAGCAGCACCAGCCTCGCCTACACCGGTGAGCATCTTCCTCTCAGGATCATATGCAACCAAATCAGAAGCAATGATATTGCTCCAAATCGTCTGCATTGATTCTTGAATCGCTTCCTCAGTACCCTGCTTGAGTGCTTCGGAGATGGCACGCTTGATTGATCCACCGGTGCCTTTGTCGATTCGATTCAGCAGGTTTGAGATAGGTAACGCTTCTGATGTACCCATGATGCCTGCAAGACGCGAAGCCCTCATTGCATCATCGATATCAGCACCCTTATCCAATGCTTCTTGGAACTGACTCTGAGCATTGGCGGCATAACCCATACCAGCAGTACCAAGCACACCGGTGCCGCGAGTCACTGCCAATGTGGTCATGAAGCCTACAGCACTACCAAGACCTTGCGGAATCTGGCCAGCGATGAACTCTTCAGCATATTCGGGGTTAATCTCAAATGACTTGTTGATATACTCATCAACACTGTCAGCCATTTTGTACCCTTCAGCTTTCCGAGGGTCAAATGCCTTATTGAGTTCATCAAGAGTGAGAGCAGCAAGAGGGTCACCGCTGGTCGCTCTCATCAGCAGTGCTGCACCTTCAGGTGTATCAAGTACCGCGTTCCTCACACCGTAAGTGGCTTCGGCACTCAGAGTCTTGGGTACTGAAGTGAATACACCAGTCATGCCACGGACGAATTGACTACCAGCTGTCTCTAATCGACCTACATCAGATGCAGGAAGCAAGGATTCAAGAGTCGGTTTCCCAGGTTTCAGCTTGCGGGGGTCAAGATACTGGAGACTTTCAGGAAGTTGAACCGGTGAGATTTCACCTTCAATATATAGCTTCCCAGCTTCAGGGGGGATCTCAACTGTACGCGGCAGCTTCTCAGTCTTCAGCCTGTCAATAGCAGCTTTCTGTGCTGAAGCAGGTGTCGCACCAGAGAGGGATTCCTCAAGAGCTTGGAGAACTTCAATGTCATCCTGGGCAACAATGGCATTGTCGAAATTACTCAGATGCCTTGCTGTGACAGGGCTTTGCTTCGTCAGGGATTCAAAATCGACGTTATCAAGATTGAATTGAGTCTCGACACTCTCATCAACAGCAAAGGTGGGGACCCCTGTCTTTTCAGACAGCTGTCTCTTCTTCGCGTGTTCATCAGGGTTGATTGATGACGCTTGCTGAAGATTTGACCTAAGCAGGTCTTTATCTTCGTTTGCTGAATCCAAACTCTCAAAATCAACCTGACTCAAGTCTAGTGGCATTTATTTCACCTGTTCATATACGCCGAGAATGTTGTCTATTGTCACTGGTTTACCGTTCTTTTTCAAGGCATCTGTGACTTGGGTTAGTGTATCCTCACCAAAACGTTCAACGTACTTGGATAGACTATTGACCTTCTCAGGCGGTGTGGTCTTGATGTTGATATTCAGATCCGATGCTAACCAGTCGAATTCCATTCCACCGATGGTGGCAGACCGCTCAATCACATAATCTCGGCTGAATCGTGCCAGTACATCATCCATCTCTGTCGGTGTCAGTTTGCGGTTCTTCGCCTCTTCTTCAGCCTGGATCTCATTCTGAGCAGCAGTCATCAGCTGTTCAATGGACTCAGTTTTCTCCTTGCTCTTGGGCCAAGTTGACTTCTTACCGAAGAACTCTTCAGCCACACGCTGCACCTTCTGAGCAGGTGTTTGAAGCTGGGTGATGCTCTGACCCTTGCGTGCAGCCTTGATAGCTGAATCAAGTTTATTCAAATCAGCAGGCGCAAGCTTGTCGATATAATCAATGGTGTTCTCTTTTGCCAGATTCGCAGGACTTTTGAGCATGAGGTCATGGAACAGCACTTGGTCTGTGATCATGTGCTTACCGGTAAGCAGGTTGTTGCGCTGCTGCTCACTCATACCCGCCCATGCTTCAGGGTTCTGTGCCTTGAACTCTTCAGCAGTTCCACCACGATTGAAGTGTTCGATACCTGCATTGTAGTAGTTACCCTGGCGCTCTTTCTCTGCTTGCTGCTTGCGGCTGAGTTGAGCCATCGCCTCGGTCATGGTCTTCTTGCGAAGGTCAGGATCTTCAATCGTGTTTACCTCATCAATGATGGATTGACGATCATCATAGCGATTCACCAGATTGGTGGATTTCAACACAGCAAGACGAGCGTCTTCCTTCGTCTTCTCGACCTCTTTCTTCTTGGTGATTTCAGCTTCAAGCTTCATCTTGTCTGGACCTTCAAGCCGGTCACCGTACTTCTCAAGTGCTTTCTCACCTTCCACCGAGCTGCTTTGAATGGCTGAAGTCACAGTGGACTTTGCAAAAGTGGATTCAAATGTCTGCAATTTCTCAGCAGTTGCTTCAGGGCTGATACCTGACATTCGCGCTGAGTCCATCACAGCTTGACGACCAAGCTCACGCTGCACACTGAGCCTTTCAGGATCGTTCCAGTACAGTGCAGCATTCTCGACACTGTTCTCGACCTGGGCTTCAATAGTAGATATCTCCCAAACCTTCAGACCTTTTGCTGCATGCCGTGAGATGTCGGCTTTACTCCTGGTGATGTGAGCATCAGCAGCTTTATCGAATAATGCTTTAGCTTCAGGACTCAGAGTTTCACCATACTGCATCTTCAGATCGTCAAGAGCTTTTGTAGTATCCGCCGACTTATCATAAGCGTCTTTACCCTGAAGGTTGAAATAACCCCCATCAGGATTGAAGAAGATGTCATTCTTGCTGCGTTCAAATTTGGTCAATGCTTCTTCTGCTGATGTGGTATCAATGCGCTTCTTCAAATCTACACCAGCCGCAACTACATCACTCAAACCCTTCGCTATCTGACCGCCGAAAGCAGCAGACGGTGCCTGCTGTGCCAATGGTTGACTGGTAAGCTGAGTGCGAACTTGACCTTGTTCGTATGTTGCTACTTTAGGCATGAACCACCTCTATTATGTTAATGAAGCAGCACTATCAGGAGTGAACCACTTATCAGCGACACCAGTACCAAGAGTTTTTGCAGTACCGCTAAGAATGGTGCCGAATGCTGACATCTCACCGGCCTGGGCTGCGAACTCACCTTGCGCACGTGTAAGACCGGCTTGAGTCTCTTTCGCCTGGATCTGAGATTCGTAATTGCTTCTGATGCGAAGCGCATCAGCTTCACCGAGGGTGGTGGTAGCCTCTTGTAACTGTGCAGCAGAACCTGTACCAAGCTCAACACCAGATGCACCAATCTGCGCACGTTGAGTGGAAAGCAATTCAGCAGTCTTTTGACGTTGCAGGTTCTCTTCCTCGACAGCAATATTCCTCAACTGTGTCGCTTCATTCTCCTGCACTCGCGCATTGTACTCAGCAACCCCTTGCGCATACTTACCCTCCTGGTATTGCGCACGTGCCTGGAATGCAGTCGATGCGAGTGTTGTTGCTGCCATAATTGCTGTCGGACTACACATGATTCACCTCAAGATGAAATCTATGAAACAATTCCCCACCAAGACCATAAGGTTTAGGATCTTCAATGGTGAAGCCGATTCGCTTCAACCACTTGATACTGACCTTATTCTCAGCATGTACATAATTGAATAATCTACCACAAATCTCAAGCATTTCACTAATCACATCAGGAACCAGCTTGATGAATTGACGCTTATGCTTGAGTGCCTCATCTGTACCAAGCAACCAGGGAATGCCTGAATCAGACAGAATATCATGAATCACCAGCCCCAGCATGGCGCATGGTACACCGTCTATGGTGACTACGGTTGAAAAATCTGATATCTCCCAGCTTTTCATCAATGCCTCTTCAGGTATGTGCCGATGTGATGCCCATACTTCAGCAGCATCAGCCTCACGCATGTCTGACGCTATCATCCTGATAAGCTCGATGCTCGGTTGTATGAATTTAATTTCCACCGACATCAATCCTGGGGATAATAGACAGAATTGCCATTGGTAAAGGTGACCGCTGCTCAATGCGAAGGCCGCCACCCTTGCTCCATTGCGGGTCGATATTCACCTCTGCTTTGTAGGTCTTTAATGATGGGACAGCGTATGAGTCAACATCAAACCTCGGCTTGATCTCACGGAACGTGGTGGAAGCACCAGTCTCTTCATCCTGTCGCGCTCCTACGAATCCGCCGCGTGATTTCTCCAACTCAATAACCACTTCTGAGACAGATACTGATTTTGATTTCACGGTATCTGCGGCAGAACTGATATCGATATCCAAAGTCTCAATTGCTGGAGTATACGCAAGACCGACATGAACTTTTGATGCAGCACGGTCAAGAGTGATTGACCCACTTGATACTGTCTTGCCTGTTACTTCATATCCATCAGCAAGCACAGCAACATCTTCACCTTCAAGGTGGTCAAGACCGCTAATCACAGTAGCCGGTGCACCTGAATAACTCAGACCGGAATCAACATAGAAACAGTCTTCAGACAGTGTTGCTTCACGCTTCTCAAGTCTTTCGATATACCGCTTCGTTGCACCGTTGATAGTTCTGTTGACTATCACATACGGTGCATCACGACCATCTTCAGAGATGGTAGCGACAGATTCAAATGTCCCACTGGTAGTGTGTTGATGCCAACCGATGATCTCATGCTCACGTAGATAAGTCAGACCTAGAAGCGTACCGTCATCACGAACACACCAAAGTATCCCGTATGGTTCATTTGCGTATGCCATCTCAGTTATTGTATGACCTTCAAACAAATGCTCTGACATGACAGACAGATTGTTACCCGTATAGGTGTCACTGCTGAATTGATATCCCAAGTCACGAACTCTCGCACCTTTCTCCTGCACATAAAGGGCAGTGCTATTAATGACAACAGGTTGTACCCAGGATGCTCCGTTATACGATTGAATTCGCACCCCAATAGTTGATGGTGTAAGCACCTGATTCTGCCCTTCACTCACAAGCCACTCACCACCGGATGTAAGAAGTACAAGTGACCCTAGTGAGAGAATGTGACGGATCTCATTCACTTGCTGTGCAGCAATAGTGAAAGTCACAGCGTCGTCATCACGTGGAGAATCGGATATTCTGAATGAATTGAAATTACCAACCTGAGTAGTATAGACAACTTGCGGCTCATTCAGAGTATTAGCGAATACCTGACGCTGCTGATAATAAGTAACAGTCGATGGTTTGTTTCCAGCACCAGTGAAAGGTTGTCTATCTTCAGGCGGCGTATCACTGGTGATTGGAGCAAAGTTATAATCTTCAAATGAAGTGGTTGTCGAATCACCAACCCACCCATGAATACCTGTATTGAATGACGACGGGTCTTTATACACACGATAATAGTCAGCACCAGCGACTGCGTTCCAGGTAATACGCAGACCGGCAGTTGACGATAAAGATGCTACAGCTGTTGCAACTTCTGCTGACGCCAGTGATTCAATACCGTCAGCATCTACAGCAGTGACTACATATGCGTAGGTCTTTGGATACGACCCATAACCGGCACCTACTGGTAATATGCTTATGTTATTCGATGTAGTTGTACCACCCGATACATACGCACCATACGTTGTAGAATCAACCAAGAATAATTGAAATGTGGTAACAGTTGAAGGAACAACAGCAAACCATCTGTCATTAACTTCCGTCATTCCTACAACACCGGTGATATACACACCATCACCCAATACTAAACCATGGGCGGCAGATGTAGTGACCACAGCAGGATTTGCATTTGTGATGTTGGTAATCGTTGAATTTGTAGCAGCTGCAAATGTAGGGGCCGCTACGGTTGATGCATAACTGATGACACTGAGTGTCCAACTTGTATCTGATGTTCTGCTCAAATTACGAGCATCATAACTTGGATGGACGATAGTCATCACATCAGCTGATTGAGTGTATTGAAGTCTTGGTAGATCGGCTTCTGTATATGGTGTCGCTATCTCATATGGAACACCACCAGACAGAACATACCCTCCGTTCTTGATGACACGCATTTTCAGATGCTCAAACACCAGGATATAAGTCTGCTCAGTATTAAAACTGAATGGAATCAAACGACCTTGCTTAGAAGAATCCCCAAGCTCACCGATGAATTTGAAGCCAGGGCGAGAATAGGCACCCCCTTGCGCACGTACAAAGAAGTTCTCACAGAGATTCAAACCTGTCGCATATTTCACCAAGTCAGCACGCGACTGCAATCCAGGTGCAATTTCTCCTGATGTGAAACTGCGTTGAATCATTTGAGGCATGCTTATCTCCTGATGGTGACGAACTCGCTTTCTACAGGTTCGATATATTGTTCATTCATATCTGATGCGATGGCAGCATCAAGATAGACTTTATACAATTGCAACGAATCACTTCTCAACTCTCGACCTTGCTCGGCACCAACAATCGGCACTGCTACATAAGACGCAAGAAGATATGATAGTGCGATAATGAAGTCGTTAGTGAAGAGATTAGGATCTGTAATTTTCTTTGCGTAGTCGATACGCAGGTTCGCACTGTTTGCGCCGAGGATTTTATTGTCAGCGTCATTGAAAATTTCGTATGGGATTTGACCACGCAGATTGCTGATTGGAAGAATCTGGCTATCAATTGCTCTTGATATTACGTCAGCACTCCCAGCAGCAATCTCTTCAAATTCACCGATGAGTCGATGGATCTTCAGACAGTCAGACGGGTATTGGTATGAATATGCCCAATTGAAAATATCAACAGTCAATGCAGCAAGTGCTTTGATGCTCCTGTTGAAATTCCATGCTTCATCAGTCAGAAGTCGGTCACGTGCAAACGGATACCAAAGTTTGCATTGCTGCGCCTGAAGACTTGCTTCAGTCAGGGAATTGATGCTTCCTGCTCGGATATGCGATAACGCCATGTTGCAGATTTCGACTTCGCTTGCCATGTTGATTACTCCATGCTGCTTTCGCTATACATCTGATCCACTCGGTCTTTAGTCTGTGACTTCGACAGTTTAACCGAGGTCAACTGAAGGTGCATGCATTTTTCAATTTCATCTTCTTCTGCCTCTTCTGCCTTCTTCTTGATCACAGCGAATGCACGGATTTCCACCACATCACCTGCGTTATAGCTATCGACAGACAGCTTTTCAGCCATGCCACCTTCAAAGGAAATCATTGTCCCATAGGGATAATACCCTTCAGACGATATCTTCGGCATCTCAGGTGATTCTTTCTCAACTTCGACATATCCAGCAGGCATGATGGAATCCTCTTAGATGGTTTCTACAGTGCTGCCAGGAGATGACTCACCTGAACCAAGGAAGCTCGCATCCTCGATGTCCTTACGGTCTTGAGCGGCTTTCTCTTGTGCAGCAGCGTCAGCTTTCTCTTGCGCTTCATGCTTCTTACGTGCAGCAGTTGATTCTTTCGATGACATCTCTTCCAACCAGGATGGCATGGGGTTCTTCTTACTGAATGGTGTGTCAGTATAAAGGATGGGGCGTTTCCCTTCTGGTGAGTACAGTTTCCCATCGAAAAAACCAGGGGCAGTTACTTTATAGGAAGGCATTGTTCACTCCTTATCTGAATGTTTAGAAAGAAGGGGCCGAAGCCCCTTCAGTCGTTATGCGCCGGTGACGTTGGTCTGGTTACCCATGGTGATACCGGAGGTGACAGTACCGGTGGTCGGTGCAGTACCGGTCACGGTGTAGCGTACACCAAGGTAACGTTCCGTCAGTTGATCAGGAAGAACATCGAATGGGACTTGGTAGCCTGCAACCAGACTTGCCAGCGGCACATCTACACCCAGGATCTCAGTACCAAGCGCGGTAGTAGCACCGGTTTCGACTGCGATGCGCAGGGTGGTTAGGTTGTTGAAGTCGGCAGTGACTTGCGCCAGAAATGGCACTTTAGCGCCTTTGCCAACATCTTGATTGAGTGCAGCAGCGGCACCGTAGGGAGTACCGGCTACACCGAGGTCGATGACGTTGGTTGACACAGCAGTAGCGGTGATAGCCTGATCATCAGAGAACAGTTGTTGTGCAGAAAAGATCATGATTCATTTCTCCTGGTTATGACCAAAGCTTACGCTACGACAGCTTCAGTGTTGATGATGGCATCAGTCTCACGGATCGGGATGCCACGATAGGTCATGACCTCCTTACCTTCGATCTCCATCGGCTTCAGACGGACGAACTTCCAGCACATCGCGGTTGCAGTAGATGGCGATCTTGCCACCGGCTACGCGACGATTCTGAAGCTTGTAGTATGCCTTGCGCATGAAGTCATACAGTGCGACAGAACCGGCCTGCATCAGTGATACGTCGATGTTGGCGATACGTGCAACATAGCGCCAGTCCTTCACAGTAAGGCCGATGTGCCAAGTGAACATCTCTTCCTTGGCGTAATAGGCATTGCCGCTACCATCGGTGACACGCTGCATACCCATGTCTTCACGCTGGACACCGGCCTGAGTACCTTTTGGATACAGCAGGTTACACTGGTTGTCGCCCCAGGTGATGAACCAGATAGAGGTGTTATCAGCACCAACACCACCGGCATCGATGATTTGACCACCATTGGCGGCAGTGGTGTCGTTGAAACGCGGAGCCAGACCCATGAATTCTTCAGGATCAGAAGCACTATTGCCGTAGAAGATCTTGGTGGCGACTTCCTGAGACATCGACTCAAGATAAGCCTGAGCTTCAGACAGTCGGACAGCGCCTTCATTGGTGGACAGGTCGAGCAGGCGTTGGTCAACGGTACTCAGACCTTCAACGAAGCCGGTAGTATCTTCGACCTGGGCGGTGCGACCTTTGCTGTTGGGGATGCCCTGATAGAGTTTACCCCAGGTAACAGTCGGCAGACCGGTGCGCACGGTGTGCAGGTGGGTCGTGCCTTTGTTACATTCGACAGCGATTGCATCTTCCAGGATCGGGTTCATTTCCATGAGCATTTCGATCACAGGCACATAATTGCCGTGACCGTCTTGCAGTTTGTATACGTCGATTAGATCGACGAAGCTTGCACCAAGAGTAGCCATAATTGCTTACCTCACTTGTTTTCAGATTGTGGATACAACAGAGAGACTCGATCAGCTGCTGGTGAGGATGGTGCACCCGATGCTCCAGGTACGTCTTCCTTCAGTGTTTGACCAACTCTAACCATAAACCGGATCATCTCAGGATGGTTACCCATACCGTGATCTTCCAGTAGCTGCTTCAATTCTGGCGTACCAAACTTGTTGATGGCATTTTGTGCGGTCTTGACATTCTTCTCGAAGTTGTCTCCACCGAACTCTTTGTCAGCAGCAGATTGTTCTTGCCAGTCTTTCATCAGCTGATTGAAGTCGTCTACCTGCTTCTCCAAACCCGCCTGAACCTGTTTCGCATGAAGGTCGACGAACTTCTGAGCCTGCTCCTGAGTCAGACCCGCCTCTTGAAAGAGAGGGGTTGCTTCAGCCAGCAGGGTTTCATTAAGCTCCATCCCTTCAGGAACAGTGAAGTCGGCATAGGTGTCGGGAGGCAATTGACTACCTTCTTCAGCACCGGCATCACCTGCCGCCGCTGCGGCAGCGTCACCGGATTCATCACCTGCCGCAGCGGCGGCAGCATCAGAATTCTCAATGTCACCTTGAGATTGGTCACCAGTGAGGATGCTACCGGTGTCTTCTTCCGTCTGTACACCTGTGACAGCTGCCGCACCGGAGTCAGCAACACCGTCAGCACCTGCTTCATTACGATAGCGGCGTGCATAAAAACGTGCTTGATTCATGAACTTCATCAGATATTCTCCTTCAACATCTTCAGATAGCGATCAGGCGCAGCTTCTTTCAACTCTCGGTCGATCATCAGCCCCTTCTCCCTAGACCCTGCAAGATATGCGTGCTGGATTGGGTCAGCATCAAACACGCTGTCGAATACATGCATTGAACTCAACCATCGCCACATCAGGTTTCGTCCATTTTCAGTATTCATAAGATTCTGAATTGTAAGGGAATCTAAGTCAACCTTCTTTTTCCCTACATTCTCATCATCATAACCATCACTCATCATGCAAGCCCTGCCCTACGCATCACAGTACCAAGGGCATTATCCTCGGTGACCTCAGTCTCAGAAGCAGTCTTCGCCATGCCTGCAAGCTGCTCACCCTGCGCCATTGCCTGCGCCTGTGCTGCCGCCTGGGCTTCAGCCTGCGTCATTGCCTTAGCCTCATCATCACTACGAATAATAGCGGGGTTGATACCGAGAGCTTCAGCATAGTCATCGATAGCTTGACTGACATCAACCTTGTGGCGAGCTTCAGGCCAGATTTGAGCAATGCTACCGGTGAATTGTGTGATCCTGTCGATTGCACCAGTGTTAACCAGTCGCTGTGCTTGGGCAAGAACAGACACATACTCCACCGAAAGATCACGATTCTGAAGTTCAGGGGGTGGAACAGGTAGCACACCGTTCTGCTGAAGGATGTTGAACGTCCTGTCAATCAGCGGATCAAGAAGCTCAGTGTGCAAACGCTCTAGTACAGGACCAAGCATCAGCAGCTTCTCTTCATGCTTCTCTGCCACCTCACGTGCAGTGATTTGGCGGCGGTCAGTATTCGCCAACATCAGGAACAAGTCTTCATAGAAGGCGCGCTTGATGCGCCCTTCAGTGTTGATTATTTCCTCTCTGATCTGATTCACATCAGGCCGATAACCCTCATAGATGCTGCGAAGACCACCATTGTTCGTGTTGTCATTCCAAATGATTTCATCAGGGCGCGGAGAACCACCCTTCATCTTGTTCTTCATTGCAGCTGGACCCTGCAATGGGGGATTTACCATCTTGTCAATAGCCTGATACTTCCTTCGCTCGGCAAGCTGCAACGCTTTCACATCCCCAAGTGCAGTCATACCAGGGCAATCGGTGGCATAGATATCTTCAGCAGTGACATCCCAGCGAGGTGTCAGAATGGGGAATGTATCAAAGCCTGACTCACGCAGGAACTTGTCGGTAGCATCACGTGAACTGCTGTCAGCCTCATAGTAGACAGACCTCCACGGTTTATCTTTGGCAAGTGGGCTTGCACCGTCGCGGTCATCATTCGGCTCAATCACATGAACAATCTTTACCCATGCTTCACTGTTACCCTTCTCCCACTGATTCTTCACACTATCGCTGACATTATCGATGCCGAACTGCTTGATGACTTGGGATACAGGGATCTCATACTCACGATAAAAAGTGTCAGTGACATTCTGACCATCGGCACCAAGCATGTAGCTGCCTACTGTGTAGGGCTTGCACCAGATGACATTCTCATAATCCTCATATACACCCATGGCAGCAGTGCCGAACACACCAAGTTCACCGTACAGCTGATGCAATGAATTATAGACATTCGATGCAGAGAAGACTTTGTACATGATCTTCTGAGTTTCAAACAACCATCGCTTCACTGCTGTCACATCATCAAGAGTCACATCACCAGATGATAGACGGAACCAGGGTCGCGCCGGTGATGTGATGCCTGACATCATACCTGACGCAAGAGTGCGTGAAGATAGACGACTGGTATTGTTGATCTGCTTGGTGTTGCGCTTGTGACCCTTGTTCCTGTCAGATGTCAGAAATCGACCACGGTTTGCAAGGTGATAGTCAGACAGTTCCTGATACCAAGGGATGAATGTCGCACGTTCAGAGCGAAGTGCTTCAAGTCGTTTGTTGTAACTTCTAATTGTAGGCATGCTATAGGCCCTCGTAATGTCCTTGAAGCTTTATCTTGAAACTGGTCAGAGCATCCAATGGATCTTGAATGCGTATCTTAAATGAATCACCACTGGTGCCTGCTAAAAAGACGATAGAATCGGTGCTCCCTTTTATATTGTATATTGCAGAAAGACCGTACAAACCACCACCTACTTTGGTCTGATACCTCACAGGAAACGCATCAGTATCCATGTCTGAATTCGACTTCCAGTTTGTATAACTTCCTTCAACACCGTTTGTTGTTGCGCTTAACACACACCCATTGGGTAGAGCAGCAATTCCACCAAAGGTGGTGAAATCCATTGCAGAGTTATCTGTCATGATGACTGTCATGCTGGTTATATGCACTGTTGTACCAGGATGAACATGACTTCTGTATATAACTGGAGTAGCGATAGTCGCCCCTGTCGTGACCCCAGTTTGGGCAATGTTTGTGTAGATTTTTGTTACTGGTGTCCCTATGAGATGATTTATAGAAGTCGGAGTGTCAAGTGTCACAGTTGTTCCGACAAGGTTTCTGATGAGAAAGAATACAGGTTCCTGCACTCCATTCTCTATCTTCAATTCATCCCCTATCGCAAACCCTGTCGCACTGTCCAAGACTATTGTACTTGTTCCAGCTGCCGCATCAGCAGCAAGAGTCGTTGTTGTTGCAGTGTCATAATGTAGGAGCTGATTATATACATAGTGATGAGGGTCAGCATTGTGTACGTTTATCGCACCATCGAGTGATGCAATTGGATTACCATACGCATCATACAATGCAGACTGCGCCTGACTAAGCTCAGTCACAATCAATGATGAACTGGTTGTCATCGCCAACGCCCACACATCAACATCAGGTGCATTCACCGGTAGCGATGCGTCTTTCCCTGACAGTGTGTGGTATATCTCATTTGCCCTGGTCGGCTGTACAGCACTGAAAGCTATTCTCACTTCATCACGTAATGACTGAAGCAGCAGCGGCACAAGTGAAGTGTTGATCTTCACATACTGTGTCACATCGAGAGCAGCTTTGTATGTCGGCATGATTTACTGACCCAGCAGAGTCTTCTGCGCAGTTTGTGCACCATCAGTCACACCACGTGCACTGGTGAGGATGGTACTCTGCCTGCCTGTACCAGCAGCAGCTGCACGGCGACGGGCATCCTGGTCTGCCGCAGCACCGGTGGTAGGAGTCGGGGCAACCGGTGCTTCAGGCAGCACAGGCGGTGGCGGTGGTGCTGAAGGAGTTCCTCCACACATCATAAGTTCCTCATTTTGCTAGATTAACTCATTGCAGAGCATATCACATTCCCTCATCCATGCAAGCAAGCGGGTCATAGTCTTCATGCTTGTCGCCTCGCATACCAGGGATGTTATCCAAATGACCACGCTGGATCTCACGCTTAGGCACTGCCTGGGCGAATGTCAGATACAGTGAGTCACACCAATCAGGTGAACAGCCAATACGCTTCTTCATGTCCTTCTTGCGCTCCAGCACCAGTCGATCTTTGTCATCATGCCAGTAATCACGCGATGTGATTTCCTCTTCAAGCTGTGGATCATCAGGGATTGCGCCCCCATTCATGAGCCATTGCCTGAATCGTGCACCCATCTCTGCTGTCTTGTTGGCATACAGCTTGTCGTCATCTGCTGATCCTCCGAAGTGCACCCCGATCACGTGATAGCCAAGCTGTACGAGTCTGTCGAGGATTGGACCACCGATACCTGTCTCATCCAAGAATGTGACATCCGGCCTGTGCCTATCCAGTATCATGACCAGCTTGCTAACAACCTTCATTGAGTCACGCGAGCTTTCACCAGGGATGCGATATGTCTTCTCCGACTTTGCGTCTTTGCCGCGCCTGAAGCTGATCATGCAGTTATCATCGCCGCCTCGCGCCACATCAATGCCACATATCAGCGGATCATCACCGAGGTATTGCCCTGGTCCACGCTTCATTGCATCAAATGCAACATCAGACGGGATAAACTGAGTATCTCCGGCCTTGGGGAACTTGCCCAGCACACGTACCCTGAAGAAGTCAGAATCCTCACCCCAGTCATTGCGCCACTGCTCGATGAGCCGCTTGTTGGTCATCTTTGCAGTACGACTGTCAATCTGTCTTGTCATCCACCTGTGCTTACTGCGAGTAAAGCAATCCTTGAATCGACCGGTGTTCCTGGTGGGGTTACCGAAGGCAAAGAACATCGGCTCACCATCAGTCAAACCACCTTCAGCAACCTCCCATATTTTGTCAGGCACAGCTGATGCCTCATCGAACAGGTAGAAAGGTGTGGAGTTAGCAGCATGCAGGCCAGCAAATGCCTCAGAGTTCTCTTCACGACAGGTCTGCGCATCAACACGCCATGACTCAGGCCAGGAGTGATGATACAGGGACATTGAGCCACGACCATTGTTGTACTCAAACCAGTGACCCACAATGCATCTGCTGCGCCACTTACCA